CAGAATCTGCAAGATAATACATTTCAAATACATGATTCTTCAAAAATTTGTTGGCAGATACTATACCCTGTCTTATTTCATCAAGTTCACTCATTATCAATAAATACCAAAAGGTATTGATAATCCAACCCCATACCTAACTTTATCACCACAATTAATACCAACAGTAAAATCAGGTCCTCTTTTGGTTTTTGTTAATAATCTTAACGGATAAACTTTAAACCATATATCTGGTCCTAACGCCAAACTATCAACATATGATTTTACTTGTGCACCAACCATTAAACCAACTTGTCCGTTAGAAAAACTTATTCCAATTCTATTCATAATAGATAATGGTGTAGTATAGATGTAAGGTTGCGGAAAATGACTTGTATAATATCCTCCAACATAAAAACCAATCGGTGAATAATTACTATTGTATGTAACAACCAAACTTTTTTGGTCAGGTACATACATCAAATCAGTTGTCTGACTTTTTACGGATAAACCCATAGAAAGTAAAAATATTGAGATAATTATTGTTTTCATGAGTCAAATATACTACTTTTGTAACAGATTACAAAAAAAATTGGAGAGATGGCAGAGTTGGTCTATCGCGACAGTCTTGAAAACTGTAGACTATAACAGGTCCGTGGGTTCGAATCCTACTCTCTCCGCAAATTGTTAGATGGTGAAATTAGGTTGTCTCTGTTATGACCTTGGCAAACACACCCTCCAGTCCCGAGGGTACGGATAAAGAAATAGATAAGTAATACTGGGGTAGACCACCTGCTTGCAAGCACTTATGTTACTTATTGAATCTCCGTTTGTAGGTTCGACTCCTGCTCTAACAGCTTTAAAATCCTTCAGAAATGAGGGATTTTTTTTGACTCAAACTTTTATTTCACCTATATTTTATAAAAAGTAAAAATATGTCTCGTATAGATGAATTAAAAAAACAATATCCTGAATTAAATGTCACCATGTTTGATATGATGACAAGATTAGATACTTCCAAGTCTTACAAATATCTCCCATTATTGTGTAAAATATTTGGTCAAAAATTAAATCCAAAAAAATTCTGGCAGAATAAAAATGATTATTCATCAGGTATGTTGGAAATTCAAGCGATTTTAATGAATAAATCAATTTCAACTGATAATCTTACAGATGGTCAAATGTATTATATTGCAAATTACTTTACAGAACATTTCAGTATGGATACCTACCAAACTCTAAAAGAATTTATGGATTATATGGAGAAAGACCAAATTGAAAATAAGGACGTATCTACCTATAAAGACCTTGAGGATATTAGAGGTGCGGTAACCTTAGCTTCAATGAAAGAATTAACTAAAGACCTTGAGGGTCAGGTTATTAAAGAATATGAAGATGAAAAGTGGGTTGTTGTTAGACCTTTAACATTTTCAGCATCCGCAAAATATGGTGCATCAACAAGATGGTGTACAACATATCAAAAAGAAAAAAACTATTTTGAGAAATATTGGAGAAGAGGTGTTTTAGTTTACTTCATCAACAAACAGACGGGTTATAAATTTGCGGGGTATAAAGGGTTAGAAGGTGATTCAGAATTTAGTTTTTGGAACGCCGAGGATAACAGAACAGACTATCTTGAGGTTGATGCTGATGATTATTTATTTCCAATTGTTAGAAGAATTTTCAAATCAGAGCAAACAAATAAGAATTTATGTTCGGACGAAATTCAAGAACAAGTTCATAACGAATGTTTAACAGGATATGAAAAAATGAGAGTTGAATTTGTTAATGAACATATGGAACAACCAACGGAAGTATCAACGGAACAACCAGATACACCTAATTATCAAAGAGAAATAAACACAATACGTGAATTAATCAATGATATGGATATGACCGAGGAAATTGGTGGTCGTGTTCCAACAATGAGAGCTTAAACATAAACCCACCACAAAGGTGGGTTTTTTATTACGATTTATAAAGTATTTATATTGAATGGATAATAGATTACAAGAAATATTTGATAAGTACAATGTTACCGAAAAGAACAACTCTACGGGTAATTTGAAAAAACTTGAAAAGACAATATCTGAACTACAAAAGTTGGATAAGGTATTACTATTAACATGCTCAAACAGATACAATTGGGACCCAAACGATGTTGATATACCTAAATCAACAATTCTTGGAATGGTTATCAATGAATATCTAAATGACAAATCAGTTTTGATTGATGTCCCTGAATTAAACATTGTACCTTGTGAGGGTAATGTATCAAGAAAAGATGGTAACTCTTGTGGAGTAATGAAAGCAAAACTTAAAGACAAAGACAAAAACCCTACAGGATATCACAGATGTTGGGCAAGTTTAAATGACAAAGATGATGAACTTTGGAAAATATCTAAAGAATTGTTTGAATCAAATGCTGTTATATTTTTTACCTCTGTAAGGTGGGGTCAAGCCAATATGTTCTACCAAAAATTAATTGAAAGATTAACTTGGATTGAGAACAGACATGAAACTTTGGGTGAACCAAATATTATTGAGGGTATTCAAAGTGGATTTATTTGTTCGGGACAAAACTGGAAAGGTATGGATGTCGTTGATACTCAGAAAAGAGTACACACATTCTATGGTTTTAAACCTAACGATAAGTTTTATTGGAATTGGCAGTTTACAAACAAGGTTACTGACGAATCTGAAGAGTCTTATAAAGAAGCATTTCCTGCCTTCGTTAAGAAATTTGACCTTACTAAATTATATTAGAACAATTAATTTTCCGTTGTATAACTTTGGTTTTTCTTCTTCCATTTCAAATTCCCAAACCAATTCTTTTTTCTTAATTTTTTCTAAAATAAACTCCGTGATAGGATATTCTTTTATACAATCTACAATTGTAGGAGTATGTGATTTGTATTTGAAATACCCAATATCTTTATGACTATAATTAAATTTGGAAATTAAAACTTGTTCGGCAATTGACAATTTGTTCGGCAAAAAATTATTCATATTATTTTTCTTGGGTTCCGTAAAAAGGTTTTGGAGTTTCAGGACCCTTGAATGCAGGTCGTTTGTTCCAATGAACTTTTATTTTGCTATTAATAGAAAGAATTTTCATAAAGTCACTAATATCATTTTCCATTTTTTTACGATAACTTCCTTCCCAATTTGGTTCTATATCAATAAAAATATGGTATATTCGTGGTAGATAACTCCCTCCTATAATCTGAAAAAGATTCAACTTGATTGGTTCATCTTCTTCCCCAACCAATTCTTTATTTATGTACCGTGAAATTACATCATCCAAATAAGTCTGTAAATATTTTTCAAGTTTTTCTATTTCCATTATTGAGAATTTGAAGATGAAAGACCTAATTGTTTAGAATATCTACCAAGATTACAAGACCAATATCCTGCGGTTGTTCTATCTGTTTTTTGAAAACACTCTCGGCTCTCTTTAACTATTAAGTTAGAGTTACCAAAAGTTATTTTCTTAATCCCTCCATTTTTACCCTTAGTATAAACAGTAAATTTCTTATGTCCTCTTGGAGTTTTAGATTCAGTTAAACCACCTTCTTCTGTTTCAGAGATATAAGGAGCATCCAAATAGATATATTCCTTACCAACTTTAACTTTGATACCCAAATCGGATTCAACCATTAAAGTATCCTCCTCATTAAGGTCAATTTTACCTTCATTAAACAATTCTCTAACCTCGTTTACCAAGTCAAAGTAACTTTCAGAATAAACCCTGAATATATTATTAGTTAATGTTAGACCATTATCTATGTGATATTTTAAATCATCTGAAATATTAGAATTTTCTTTCAAAATAAGAGACTTATCTAATTGTGATTCTAAAGATTCTTTAATTAATTCACGTAAACCCATGTGACTGTTTTATTATAAATAGTCTACTCCTTTTTAACTTTCACTTTCCAATAAACCCCCACCCCAACATACGGTTTTAGTTCGCCAGTTGTTCCATCTACAGTTCTGTTAGCCACACCAAGATTAACCTGATATAAATGGTTTTCTTTTGTTTTGAGTATCAATCCCAAGCCGATTGAGTTAACCCAATCCTCTTTGCTTACAGCACCGTTGATACCAAAAAATACTTGGTTTCGTGTTGGAGGTGGGGGTGGCGGTGTTTCTCTTACAATCTTTGGTTTGATTGTTGCGGAGAATTTTCTATCAACTATTTTGTTTTCATTAACCGTTTGGTTCAAATAAACAAATCCTTGATTGTTTGATAATTTCAGAGTGTCTGAAAATTTATTGAATACTAAGTAGTCTCTAAGAATTGCTGAAGTATCAACTTTTTCAATTGTGGTTACGTAAATTGTCGTGTCTTTTATGATTAGTTTTCCAGGTAAGTAAACTGGAACTTCTTGTGAAATAGTATCGTGTATTAATTCAGGTTTTGATGGTATTTCTTTTATTACAATTTCTTTCTTTGGTTTATTGTCTTGTAATAGAAGACACGCAATTAATAAAAACAAAATTATAAAATGTCTAATATCTAATATTTTCTTTATCATAGTATTACTCTTGAACCAATTAAGAAATTACTCAAAATTGGGGAATTTTTCTGTGTTGAAGCAGAAAGTTTATAGTTCAAACTGAGTCCAAATCTTTTTGTTATTTTGTAATCAAATGAACCTCCAAGTAAAAAACCAAAGTTTCTTCCACTTGTGGTTTCTCCTGTTTTTGAATTCCAAAGTATTGGTGAATTCATTACAAAAACTTGTGGCGATATTGTTATCTTTTGTGAGTATTGGTATGGTTTTGTCCAAAACGCAACTGCTGAAGTGGTAATTGACGTGTAAAACACAGTTTTTGTTTTTACGAATTTTCCTTCTCCAACTATTTCTTCATTCTTTAAGAAAAGTGAAATGATACCTAAATTATATCCATAAGTACCATATTTTGGATGTGGTTTTATGTAAGTGTACCCACCCATAGTCATCCAGTTTCCTGTAAGATATGCTGTGGTCATTGAATAAGAATGAATTGCATTTAACTTTCCTTGTTGGAAATCCATTTTGGTATATCCACCGCTGACTGCAAATTGATTAAGTGAACTCCAAATTAATCCTGTTGCACTCCAACTTTGATTCCCTAATGCAGATGATTTACTAACCCCTAACGATAATATTACATTGTATTTGTAGTCAGGTCCTTGTGCTGAGGTTAAATCTGACGCTAATAACATTGGATTAGCTACTACAATTTTTTTCTTTTCTTCTTTCTTTTTTTCTTCTTTTTTCTCGTCAGATTTTTTTTCGTCTGACTTTTTTTCTTCACTTTTACTTTCTGACTTACTTTCGGAACTACTCTCGCTCTTTGATTCTGAACTTGTTTCGCTTGATGAACTGCTTGATTCTGTTTTGCTCTCTGAGGTAGACGAAGAACCACCAGATGATGACGATTGGGAAGTAGATGATGAAGACGATGATGTTGATGGCGGTGGTGAAGATGCGGTAGACGCTGCTGAAGATGAAGCTGAGGAAGCTGCAGATGATGCGGCGGATGACGCCGCAGATGATGCGGCTTGAGATGCCGCTTGAGCTACCGTTGCTGTTACCGTTTGTTGAACTACTTGACTTGTTGGACATGGTGATGCAAAAATATTTTTTATCCATGTATCCACTTCTCCCGATGCAAACTGTGAATAAGTGAACACTTTTGTTTTATCTCTAACAATAACTAACACACCTGAGTTAGATTGTATTGGAATTGATACTACATAAGTTTTTAAACTACACGGGTCTATATAGGTTTGTGTAACAACTTGCCCTGAGCTTTTCAGAGCAAGTTGCATTAATATTAATAAAAACACAAACCATTTTTTCATTATTTAACGAATATTCCTTTTTTAACCATTTTACCTAAAATGTTAGCACATGCAATATCCAAAGCTTTTTTGGTTGAAATGCTAATTGTAGATTGGTTGAATTTAACTGGGTCAACGGTTGCATCGGATAAAAAAGTCAATTCTCTTGTTGTTTTTGCTTCTCCTAATCCAGATGCCGCAATGATTGTACCGTTTTCAGCGTCTGTAAATCTAACTTGTAAACCAATACGTGTTATTAATATATTCTTTACACCGTCTTTCAAATTAACAGTTTCATCTTCAGAAACAGAGTAGTCATAACATTCAATTTCAACAAAGTAGTGAGCCAATTTAATCTTACCTCTACCGTCTAATTTGTTTTCAGAAATTCCCGCTTGAGAAGCTTGGAATTGTTTTACCATTCTGTTTTTAATTTCTGTTTTGTCTTCTGTAAATTCAAAACGATTTAAATTATCAAGATATTCAAGTACAATGTTTGTAACACCCAAACCAACTCTTTTTTCTTTTAGTTCAGGATACATCTCATACATTTCATCATTGATACCACATTTCAGAAGTTGAATATTCTTTTTTGGTCCGTCATAATCCAAAAATTGTGAGATATCACTTTTTGTTTCAAACGAAGCTTTGTAATCTTCTGTTTTGGTTTTACCTATTGTTTGGGAAAAAGCTCCCGTGCTCAACAGTATTACTGTCAAGAAAGCCATTGTCTTTTTCATTTTAAGTTATTTTAAAAAAGGAGTTATTAACATACTGAATCCAAAAGATATAATTGCTAATCCAAATAATGCTATACAACATACCCCTATAAATCTTATAATTTCTTGAGTTTTAGACATAATATTATTTTTTAGGTTCTTCATACCAAATGTTATCAGGACTGTTTTTGAATGTTCCATCAAATTTCCATTCTATTTTGTTAATCATGTCTTGTTGTCTCTGTTCTTGTCCAGATACTTGTAGATATATTACAAACATTTCAAAACATAATGCGGATACTACCCACAGGCAGCACAGTTTTACAAATCCTAACATTATTAGGTCGCTTAATCTGTTTAAATTTATTGTTTTCATAGTTTTAGTTTTGTTCTAAATTTTCTTTTAATAGACCGCATACTAAACATTCTTCATGTCCGTCATGGTCTGAATCGCCCCAAACGTGGTGACAATTCCTGTGTTCAAAATATTCATCAATAACCCCATCTCCGTCATTATCAATACCGTCCATTACACCATCACCATCCTCGTCTATTTCAACGGGTTTAACTTGGTTTTTTTGTAAGGGAACTACTGGAATTAATATTTCAGGAATAATTGGTGTAGCGGGAGTTTCTTGGTTTTTCATGTTCGCCGTGTTAGATAGTGTAATACCATCTTCTTCGTCCATTTTTTGAACAAGCATCTTATCTTTATCCTGGTCACTAAACCAGTAATCAATAATTTTACCATAACTTCCAATGAAAGCTCCTAATAATAACAATAACAATTCTTTCCATTCACCAGCCATTTGTGTCTTTGCCAAAATCGCTATAAAAATAGCAAGTATTGTACCAAAAAAGGTGAATAGTACGATGGCTGTTATAAACCATCTTCTTTTCATAACTGAAAAGAGTAAATCTTTGAATCCTGTGCTTGATTGGGTACTCATAATTTAATCTTTTTTTACCATTTAGGTGCTTCTTCCTTAAACTCATCACCATTTTTCTTTTTAGGAGCAGGTGCTGGTTGTGCAGGTTTTGCAGCTTCTTTTATTACAACTGTTTTACCACCCGCAGCCGCTTGTTGTTGCTGTTGGGTGTTGTTGATTATGATTGACGGTTGTTGTGCTGGTGATTTTTCTTCTTCTTTTTGACCACCGAATAATAGTGTACTTAAAAATACACCACCACCTGCAACTACGGTACCTAAAGTACCTACGATTGTTTTTTTAAGTCCTGACCATGTACCATCGTTATGCTCCTGACCTTGTTGTTCTTCTTCTGACATTTTTTTATTTTTTTATTTTTATTTTATTAAAATTGGATATTTTGTCTCATTACCACTAATGTCTATGAAAACTACGTCGTAGTATTTTTTTGACAAATCCGATAAGTCGTATACTTTCTTTGTAACACCTTCTGTTGCGGTAAAACCTTCTTTCTTTGAAGGTATTTCACTACCAAAAGGTATAATTTGAACCGAATACTTTGAACCTACCGTTGTTTCAAACTCAGCGGTAACAATGTTACCTGTTTGAGATATTGATTTTATTGCTGTTGAAGTTGATTTAACACCTAAGTCAATTACTTGTGGTTGTGGTACATCAATCTTCGTACAACTCAGAATTAAAAGGGTAATTAAAACCCCTAAACCTAAAATTTTGTTTATCTTTTTCATGATTAAAAATTATTATAACCTGTTAATTTTATTTGAGTTGAGTTCAAATCAATTCCTAATTGAACTCCTTTAGAATTACTCGCGTCCATTGTTGGAGAAACTTTAACTGAAGTTAAAATGTCCACTCCATTTCCAATTGTTGAAAATTTCAATTTAAATGGTATTAAATTACCGTTAATTGATGTTTTGTTATTTTGGTCAATTGCTCCAAACTTAACTTTACCGTCTTTTGAATTTACAAAAATGTACCAAGAATTTGGAACCTCTGATTTCAATTCTTCAAACTTAATTTTTGATGGGTCGTATTGAAATTCAAACTGTAATGCACCCACCGCATTTCCGTTAGTATTAATTGATACTGGTATTTCAACGTTATCTGATGTTACAGTTATGTTTGATAAATTAACATTGATAGATGAAATATCGTTTGGTGTATTAATAAATGATGTTGACTGTGTTGCAAAAGTTTTAAATGCTGTATTAGTAGTTAAGCTATTCACAGCATTTGTTTGTACTGTATTAACTCCGTTTAAAATAGTAACAACTTGTGAAGAATGTGAACGATTTACATCACCCCATAAAAGATATTTTAAATCAACAATTTCATTTGTTCCTAAAACTCCTGTTCTAACGTATGTTTTAGGATATGTTATATTCTTCCAATTAGAAGATGTTATTGAACCCCACGAATTGGAAGGATTTGGGTTGAAAGAAAATTCAGCCTTAAGACCGTAATCGTTATTACCCATAGTTCTAATGTAAGGTGCGAATGTTGATGTTGATATACTTGTAAAACTTGATGGTACTTTGTAGAAAGCCCATGACGCATCTTTACTAACAAATTCAACAGGACCTGAATACAAATCAAATAATTGTAAACTTTTAATATCTTCAGGTAATACTGTTAATCCTGCAAATTTTCTCATATCAATATAAACTCTTGTTTGACCTACACCATATCCATTAATATTGACAACACACCATTCAGTTTGACCTGCTATACTTGTTGCATCTGTTGTTCTCCAAGTAGGTAAACTCATATATCCATTACTACCCATAACATATCCTTGAGGGACAGTTGTTAGTGTATCTAACCCAACAACTTGACCTAACAATCTTGGTAAATCTCCACCGTCAATAATTTTATTCCTATTAATATCTGCAGCGTATAATGATTGTCCTGTTTTTAATATTTGACCATTACTACCATCTAACCCCATTGATGTAAATTCACTTTGAGCTGTTGTAAAATCTGATATTGTAATTGCTCCGTTATATATTGCGTTTGTTTTATCCATGTTGTGCATTACAGACACTTCATAAACTTTGTTTTCAGATAATAATGCTTGAGAAATGTCAACATTACCGTTAGACAATACGTTAAACAATTGTCCTGTGTTAGTTAATGTATCTCTAAAAGAAACTTTTAGGTCACTTATTGCAAGTAAATTAGAATTAACATCAACTTTAGCGGTTACAAATTTACCAGTGTTTTGGTTTATTATGACTTCAGTTGACAATGGAGTATCCATAAATGTTTCAACTCCAACACCTTGAGCATTCCATCCTGCCACAAAATTTAATTTAACAGGGTTAAATGAGTTTGCTGTTGATGCCGCCTTTAATTTAAATCTTACAATCAACATTCTATCGTAAGATGTATAAGGCATTGCTGATGTTGTTGCCCAAGTTATAGTTGCTCTAAGAATTGCATTAGACCCATTCCCATTATATACGTAAGTTGCGTTAGAAACATATCTTTGCGTGCCATTTGTAAAAGTACTATTACCTGCGTAAGAATAACCAGGATAATTCTGCCAAGATAATTGTATGTTTGAACCTGAAGGGAGTATTCCACCATTTCCACCTGTACCTGTATGGTTGATTGAAATTACCTCAAAGTTTGTTTGGTCATATTGGAAATCAAACATTAACTGCCTTGTTACTGCATCATTATTACCATTTGCATGAACTATAACGTCAAATTGGTCTCCTCTATCTATAACACCTCCATTTATATCCGTTAAAACTCTTGTGTCAGGAAACTTAAATTTGATTTGACTAAATGATGTTAGGGACATCATTAAAAACCCTACAATTAAAAATCTTTTCATATTTATTTTATCTCAAATAATTTATCCGCCAACTTTTCACAAGCTTTTTTGATAGCATTACTAAGTGATTGTTGGTTAAATTGGCCACCATTGTCAACAGCAAGTGTTGACATGGAAATCTCAGAGGATTCCTCCTCAACGATTACTTCTTTAATTTTTTTACCATCAACTTTTAGAATACCTTTCAATCGGATAACAACCGATTCTTCATTTTTGTGAAAAACTGAAAGATTAGATTTTGTTTTGAGAACGTCTAAATAGACAATTTCAACTAAAACTTTTGATTTTGATTCTGGATTCAGGTCATAGTTTTTTTCCTGTAAAAATTCTTCCAGAATGTTACGAATACCAAACTCAAGGTTTCTGTTTCCTGCAAGATTGCCGATTTGAATCTTGTTGGAAACAGATTCCACATAAATGTCTTTTGAAAACTTGTTGTGCGGGAGTATGGTAATTAAACACATAGCCGCAGCTAGGATGAGCTTGTTCATTCTAATAGTATCTTGGTATAGATAAATACATACTAATAGTGTATTTATTACTATAGATTAAAAATTTTATGGTAAATCTTTTTGAAAATATTGATAGAATCCGTAGTGTAATGGGGTTAGTTAAAGAAGATGATTCTCCGTTACAAATGAATCTTGACTTACGTAATTCTATAGAGGTGTTAAGATATCTTAAACTATACACTCAACCAATTGAAAGTTTGTTGATGGATATTAGTTTTTTAGCTAAGTCTCAAATAATTGATTTTGGTCTTTTAGAGAGAGGGTTAAAAAAAATATTATTAAAAAAAGGAGATAAAAGAAAAAATGTGGTGGATTATCTTTCAAAGATTATTGTGTCATTAGAAAATAGGTCCGAATCTGATTCCGATGAACCTGAAATGTCCGATTACGAATTTGAAGAACCATCAATAATTCCAAAAAAAGTTTACAGAAAAGAATTATTTGATTTACAAGTTGAACTTTTAAGAATGCAGGAATGGTTATCAAAAACAAACAAAACAGTTATAATTGTTTTTGAAGGTAGAGATTCGGCTGGAAAAGGTTCCACAATTAAGAAATTTGTAGAAAATTTAAACCCAAGATACTATAATGTAGTTGCTTTAGGTATCCCAACTCCTGAGGATAGAAAAAACTGGTGGGAAAGATATAAGAAAGAAATTAAACCAGGTATGATTAATCTTTTTGACAGGAGTTGGTATAACCGAGGGTTAATTGAGCCTGTTATGGGGTACGGTACCCCTGAAGAATACAACGAATTCATGAAAAATGTTGCCGATTTTGAACAAGACTTAGTTAAAGAAGGTGATTACTTATTTAAACTTTGGTTTTCAATTGAAAAAGATACACAAAAAAGAAGATTTGATATCAGACAACAATCTCCATTAAAATACTGGAAATACTCCCCTAACGATGAGAAAATGCAGGATTTATGGGATAGATTTACAGAATTTAAAGAAAAACTTTTTGATAAAACGTCAACATTAAATCATCCATGGGTTGTTATTGACGCACAAGATAAAAGGGTATCTGGATTAAATGCAATTAGATACATACTTAAAAACGTTCCTTACGAACCAAAAAATGAAGAGGCTTTAGATGTTGAATATCCTGAAGCATTGGCGGTTTTAAGACCTCAATCCTAATTCAATTTAGTTTAACCACTATTTATTAGTAAAGTAAATTACTATGCTATTAAAAATTGGGTCTAAAGGAGAAGACGTAAAAAAACTCCAAGCAAAGTTAGGTCTCGGAGCAGATGGTATTTTTGGAAAAGGTACTGAAGAAGCCATTAAAGCATTTCAATTAAAAAATGAATTAACTCCTGATGGTTTAGTTGGAGAAGGTACTTGGAACAAATTATTTGGTTCTCAACAAATTATTTCCGAACCTGCACCTGTCACACCTGTAGTTCAAACATCATCAAGTGGATTAAATTTAACCAAATTAAAGGGTCATATCCCTGATTCAGTAATTGCACAAATTCCTGAAACTGCATCAAAATTTGGTATTGATACCCCATTAAGATTAGCACATTTCTTAGCTCAATGTGGTCACGAATCAGGTGGATTCAGATTGACTAAAGAAAATTTAAATTATTCTGCAAAAGGATTAAAAGGTATTTTTGCAAAATATTTTAAAGAGGCTGGTTTGGCCGAGTCATATGAAAGAAAACCTGAAAAAATTGCAAATAGAGTTTACGGTGGAAGAATGGGTAACGGTCCTGAATCTTCAGGAGATGGTTCAAAGTATTGTGGTCGTGGATATATCCAATTAACAGGAAAAGACAATTACGTTGCTTTTGGTAAGTCAATTAACGAAGATATGACAGCAAACCCTGAAAAGGTTTCAACACATTACGCTCTATTATCGGCTGCTTGGTTTTTCACTAAAAATGGTTTGCACAAACTAGCGGATGGCGGGGCAACAGATGCTGTTGTTACTCAAATAACAAAAAGAGTTAATGGTGGCACAATTGGTTTGCCTGATAGAATTAAACACTTTAAAGAATACTATAGTTTATTAGCATAATGTCAAAACCAATTTCATACAATAGTGAATTTTTACCTGAAATTACAATTGCGGTTGTTTTTTCAAACAGTCCTCAATACAAAAAATTAATACCATTTTTTGAAGAATATGGATATGGATTTTTAGTCCCAAATAAAAACTTGGTAGTAATTGATGGTGAAAATATCGTTGAGAATTTTGATTCTGACGTTCTTAAATTTATTGAAGCTCACGAAATTGCTCATATTATATTGGGTCATGATGGTCCAAGAAATGATGAAGAAGAAATGGATGCAGATTTAGGGGCATATATTCTTTTAAACAATAAAGGAAAGAAAGAATCAATAAAACACCTATTAAATAATTTTGAAGATAGACATGGTGTAAATTTTGACGAAAATTTATTAAAAAGAGTAAAAAATCATTTCTCTTGATATTGTAAGATGTAATTTTTACATTTTATCTAATATTTATTTCTACACACTCCTCGGGAGTGTTCTCATATATCCCTTTTCCAAAAGACCCGCGAAATTTATTTTGTCGGGTCTTATTTTTTTACTATATTTGTATTATGTTAGTAGAAATAATAGGACTTTCAATGATTATAATAGGTCTTGGAATAACTTATTATATTTTTAAAAGACCAACAAAATAATATTATGAAAGTAGAATTTGCAGATAGTTTTTGGAAATCATTAAAGACATTATCAAGACAACAAACTTGGTGGTATAAAACCTATGAATTTTTTCGTAGAGATTTACCATATTTTTTAGAAAACATTTGGTATTTTAGAAAAGAATTATATGCGTTTCGTTCTTGGGATTATTCTTTTAATCTTGATTTATTTCGTCGCTCTTTAGAAAAAACTGTGGATACAATTGAACATTATGGTCATGAGGTTGATGAATCAAGAATGAAAAAGGTTGAAAAGATGAAAAGAACAATTCAATTAATCAAAAATGTTCGTAGTGATGATTTTATTCGTCAGGCAGAATCAGAGTTAGGCAAAATAAAAAATTCTGATTGGTTATGGACAGATAGAGAAGACACTGAGGAAGAAAGTATCCATAATAAGAAAATTTTTGAAAGGGCACGAGAAATTGAAGATTCTGAATGGAAAGAATTATGGTCAATAATTCACGGGCAAGATGTAAAAGAATATCGTAAATTATACGATGCTCAGACAGAGGAAGAAAAAAAAGAACGAGAACTTTGGAACGAATGGTTTGATGGTTCAGGAATGAAAAGTTGGTGGGATTAAAAAAACTCTATAATATGTGGAAAGCTTATTTATTAATGGTTGGCGTTGTGGCAATAATTTCGTACTTTTGGGTTCAAGGAATTGACTACATGAAAGAAAATCATCCTGACTATAAAGGTGAAGACTTTTTAGATTTAGGTGATGAAGACAAGGATTGGTTAGGTTAAAAAAATATTTTATGAAAATTACATTCATCAGTGACACACATAACAAACATAATCATTTAACAAGTAATGCTTATAACAACATTCTTGGAAGTGGTGATGTACTTGTACACGCTGGTGATTGCACTAGTTTGGGTAAAAGTCATGAAATCACCAACTTTTTGAATTGGTTTGGTATGACCGATTTCAAACACAAAATCTTTATTGCGGGAAACCACGATTTTGGTTTTGAGTTACATCATGATATTGCCGATGAGTTCAAAGAAAGAGGTATTATTTATCTCTTTGATAGTGAAGTTGTAATTGACGGTGTAAAGTTTTACGGTAGTCCTTGGCAACCTGAATTTTATGATTGGGCATTCAACTTACCAAGAGGAAAAAAACTTGCTGAAAAGTGGGCTAAAATCCCTGGTAATACTGATATCTTAATCACTCACGGACCTGCTCACGGAATGTTAGATTGGACTCCAAGTGGACAAAGAGTCGGTTGTGAAGATTTATTTCACAGAATTATGGAAGTTCAACCAAAGATTCATGTTTGTGGACATATCCATTGTGCATACGGACAAAAAAGTTTTCATGGTGTTGAATTCTTAAACGCATCTGTTCTTGATGAAAGATATGAACACGCAAATAAACCAATTGTTATAGATTTTGATATTGAAACAAAACAAATTGATTACCCATGAAAAATAAAGAAATCGTAACCGAACTTAAAAAA